TTAAAATTAATATATTATGACAACAGGAATTATAGCCATTATAGTTTGGATTTTATCCATTATAGGATACGTAGTTTGGAATTTATTTCAAAAAAATAGAAAGTTAGAATCTATGGTTGTTAGACAACAAGTGTTTATTGGCAATATTAAAGAGTGTATGAAAGAGATAAATACTTGTGCCAATGAAATTGATTCTAAATTATGGATTCAATCTGATCCTGAGTTTTTAAGTCTTATGGAAAATGTTAAACAGATGCAGACTAGAATTAACGAATTTATAGAAGAATAATATGAGTGATATACTATTGAATGAGGAAGAGGTGTTACTAACTAAGAAAGGAGATCCTAGAAAAAGAAAGCCAAAAACAAAAAATAATTACTTTACTTCTGAAACGGAAGAGGCTATTCTAAGGTATAGGTCTACAAAAAATCAAGACGAAAGAAATAGGATTTACAATCAAGACATTCACTACGGGTTTTATAAACTAGTAGAGAATATCATTCATACATTTAAGTTCTATTATACTGAGGTCGATAATATAGAAGATCTTAAGTATGAAGTAATATCATTTCTTTTGCAAAAATTAGACCTTTACGATCAGTCTAAAGGTAAGGCATTTTCTTATTTTGGTACAATTGCCAAAAGGTATTTGATTATATATAACCAAAAGAATTACAAGAAACTTGTAGCAAAATCAGAGATTGGCGAACAAAGTGATGACAACGCCCTTCTAAATAGCATCCTTGTTAAAGAACCAGAACCAGAGCTAGATAAGCTAGACGTGGTCGAGCTTTTTATCAAATATGTAGATGACAATTTATTAGAGCTATTTGACAAAACAGAGGAGCTAAAGGTCGCTGATGCTATCCTAGAGATATTCAAGAAAAGGGAAAATATAGACATTTTTAATAAAAAGGCTGTTTTTATCTATGTTAAAGAGATGGCAGACACTCAGTCAAATACCATTACAAAGGTAATTAAAAAGCTAAAAACTATCTACAAAACTATCCTTAATCAGTATCTTGAAAACAATGACTATTAATATTTATTCTAAAAAGTCATGGAACTTGATAAGGAAATATTCAAAGGGAAAACTATTGCCAATCTTGTAGAAGAGGTATACGATAAGCAGAAAAATCAAGATTCTACAATCAAACATGAGATCATGAGGCTTGCCGATATGATTGAAACTCCTGGTGATGCTATTGTAGTTGTACCTTTACTTAAAGGATTTATAGACTCTAGTTTAAAGAATGACGAGGTTCTTCTTAAACTACTTAATCTTTTCCAAAAAGCTGCTGAAAGTAAAAAGGCTGGTGATGCCGATGATTCTGGCGTTCTTACTGAAAAGGATATTGAACAGCTATTTTCTGAGGTTTCTAATATTGTAATTAAAGACCCTAAACAACTACCTAGCGTATAATGGCATATACATTTGGACCAAAATTTGATTCTGATTTAGGATTTTCAAAAGGGCAATACTTCCAAATTGGAAGGGTTAAGTCTGTTGTATTAGGGCCAAACACACCCGCAGGTAAAAAAGATCTTAATTATAAATCTCCATCTGATATAGGAGCTATAAAATTTGAATTACTATATTCTCCTTATTCAACTTCAAAATCAAAAGAAGTATCTGAACCAGCACATCCAATATGGTATTTTATTAAACAGATTCCCTTAGTAAACGAAATAGTTTTAATTATTGTTGGCCCTTCTATAAAATTAAATGATGGTGCAACAAAACAACAGTATTATTATATGCCAGCTTATGGTATGTGGAAAAATCCAAACCATAATGCATTTCCAAATATGCAAGAATGGGCAGAATATCTAAATAGTTCTGCTAATAAGCCAGGATATTCAGGTAATGCTACTAAAAGTAAACCACTTCCTTTAGGATATACTTTTGAAGAAAATCCAGAAATAAAAGATCTACAACCTTTTGAAGGAGACACCATTATTCAAGCTAGGTTTGGTCAATCTATTAGATTTGGAAGTACAGTTTCTGTATTAAGTAATGAAAATACTTGGTCAAAAAATTCACCCACTTTAGCAAAACTTAATGAAACTACAGAGATTTCAAAAAAAACAAAAAATGGAGATCCAATAACTATTATAACAAATAGACAAGGAGATAGAGTTGTTAGAAATAAATTTGATTCTATAGTTGAAGATATAAATAAAGATGGATCCTCAATATATTTAACAAGTACTCAAGAAATAAATATACCAGATCTAATAAACTTTCCATTAAAATCATTTGTAGTTAGAAGAAACTTAACAGACAATAGAAACCCTATTGTAGATTCAACTTTAAAAATAAATACTAAACCAGTATCTAATCAATTTACATCAGCTGTAGATCAAGATAAAAAATCTAACGGATAATGGCAATAACTCCAACATATAAACCAGATTTTCCATATAAGGGTGATCAAATAATATTATCATCTGATAGAGTATTATTACATTCTAAAAATGATTCTATATTTTTATTTGGTAAACAAGCCGTATCATTATCTTCTACTAAAACTATAAACTTAGATGCTAATGATAAAGTTTTAATTTATACTAATAAAATAGAATTAGGCAATGATGCTGAAGCATTAGGTGAACCTTTAGTTTTAGGAAGGACTCTTAATACACAACTAACAATTTTACTATCAGTATTAAAAAGTGTTGGAGATCAGCTTTCAAATGTTTCTGAATCTAATCTAGGAGCCAGTATGGGAATAATTGCTGGTGCTGGCCAAGCTATTTCTCAAGAAGCAGAAAGACTTAGAGGTTTTTTAGTTGGTGAATCACAAATATTATCTAAAAGAACATATACTAGATAATATGATACCTCCTATAAATCCTACAGCTATTGCTAGTTTTAATAATGCCTCCGCTGATCAAAAAGCAAAATGGCAAAAAGGATTTGTAAATTTTGGAGATCCTAAATTAAATACCAATACAACAACTGCAAAAGGATTAGAAAAAGTAATAGCTGTAATTTATAAGTTTATAATAAAAGCGCAAGGATCTGTTTTAGGTATTATATATGGTAAATTTCAAAGACAAAATAGTAGTAATCCTATAACTAGAGCAATTGATAGAGGTATTACTAACATATTACAAGATGTAGCAGAAGTTGATATGTGTAACTTATTAAGTTATGCAATAAATGAAATACCAGGTGGTAAACAATTTAATCCTAATGAACAGCCTCCATCAGATAATCCTTTTGCTCTATCTAAATGGAGACTTCAAAAAGCTGCATATGATGTACAGAAAAAAATAGACGATTACTATACTAGTTATGGAGATGCAAAAAATCCAGATAGTAAATTTGGATTATATAATTTAACTAAGGATATAACAGAAATATTTAATCTTACTAATAATCCTAACTTTCCTATAAGCAATCCAGAATTAAATAAAGCCTTTCCGTCTCTTTCTGTTGCTTCAAATTTTTTAACTAATGCTTTAAGTTTATTTAATAGATATACTGATCTTAGACAAATTCCAAATGAGGAATTACAAAAAATAATAAGAACAATAGATCAAATTAGAGTTTATACAATAGCTATACAGGGATTAAATACACCAGCTTCTTTTGTTAATCTTGCTGATTCTATATTAGGAGGAGACGTTCAAAAACAAATAGAAAAAATAAATAAAATTATAACTCCTACAAAATTAATACCTTTATTAAAACAGATATTAAAAGCGGCTAATAATTTAAATTCTTTAGGAACTAAACTTCTATCTTATATAGTTACTTCTCAAGCAATAATAAAAATAGCTATTATATTAATTAGAGTCTATGATTTTTTAGTTGCGTTTTTTATAGCACTTGGAATACCAGCTTTTTTCCTGCCGTCTGGTGTTCAAACAGGATTTAGTTTTAGTGTAATAGAAATTTTTGAAGAAAGAGGTAAAAAGAAATTAGTAAAAAGATTAGGACAAATAAACATATTATTAGGAGCTATAGCAGGATTAGTTCAAACAATGATAATAGGAATCTATGATATTATACAAAAATTAAATTTAATATTACTAAATTTAGAAAATTGTGTAAATGCTCCATCTGATTTAAAAGCAGAAATTCAAACAACTATAGATAATTTATCTAGTACTGTAAATGGACTTCAAGACTTTTTAGATAAATATAATAATGCACAAGATAGAATAAATAGAACTTTTGGTGAATATGTAATAGAAATAGTTAATGAAGAAGTAACTGATGAAGGAATAAGTATTAAAAGAAGATATGGAATAGCAAGAGATACTAATGGATATATAGTAGCTCAATCTACCCCAACTTTTGCTTCTTTAGATTTAATTATAATTAATGAAGTAAAATTAATATTATCTTCAAAGGGACTAGTTAAAACTGGACTAGATTCACTATCTCCTGAAGATACAGTAACTATTTCTGAATCTTTAAAGTACTTGGATGAACAAGATCTTTCACTTGATTCAATAGAATTGTCTACAGTTGATTTAAATAATTTAGAAGAAAATGAACAGGAATTAGGACTTCAATCATTTATAAATAATCTACCAGGAGGCAAAGCTTTAAGAAAAAGGATGAGAAAGATTTTAATTAAACAAAACCAATCCCTTACTAGTAACTTAAAAAGCACAGATCCTTCTAGTAAATATACAAATAATATAGTAAAACAAAAAGAAAAGGAAACTACTAAATTAAAAATAGAGGAGTTAGAAGATGAAAAAAGAAAGCTTAAGCTATTATTATTAACCGGAGGCCCTGCAATTCAGATTATAACACTAAATAAAATATCACAAATAGATAAAGAGATAAATAAACTTAAAAATGGTATAAAATAATATTTATAAGATATGGGACAAGTAGATCAATTAAGAAAACTAATAAGAGAAGAGCTCAGAGCTGTTCTTAAAGAAGAACTTCCTAAACTATTAAGTGAGGTTAAAAAAACTCCTATGGCAGACCCTAAAAAGAGCTTACAAGAACAGGTAAAATCAAAAATACCTGGTACTTTGAACACTGCTATTCCTAAACCTATTAAATTTACAGGAAACAATCCTATGGCAGCATTCTTAAATGATACTGCCCAAAATATGTTAAATGAAGACTTTAATATGACTTCAGATAATATACACCCAGGACTAGCTTTCCAACCTAAAGAAGTTAAGGTCGGTAGTGTAGAAGGTATGTTAGGAACAGCAAGAGCGAGTTCAAACTTGGATGCTGTACAAATAAACGAGGTTCCAGACTTTACAGGCCTTATGACAAAACTTAAAGAACAAGGACAAATATAATGGCTTACGGATTAAAACAAATATCGCCATTAGATTTTAAGCCATCAACAGCAATTGGGGTAAAAATCCCTTTTGATGCTGAAAATGTATTTTCGTCTGTATACACTACCAAGGATCAAATAAAATATAATATTATTAATTTTTTATTAACTGATCCTAGAGAAAGAGTTTTTAATCCTACTTTTGGGGCTGGTCTTAGAGCTAGGTTATTTGAACAAATAGATCAAGCATCTTTTGAAGAAATTAAGCAGTCTATAAGAACTCAAATGGAAAATCAATTCCCTCAAGTTCAAGTTACTACTTTAGATATTATAGGAAGTCCTGATTATAATTCAATCAATATAAAATTTAGTTATAGACTATTAAGATCAAATGAAAATGATTCGGTTGTATTGACTATACAAAACATGTAGAAATGGCTAACCAAGTTGACATTAAATATTTAAACAAAGATTTTGCTTCTTTAAAAGCAGATCTAATAGAATATGCAAGAGCATACTATCCTACTGCGTACAATGACTTTACTCAGGCATCACCTGGTAGTATGTTTATTGATATGGCTTCTTATGTAGGAGATGTGCTTTCATTTTATTTAGACAATCAACTACAAGAAACATTTTTACAATATGCTAAACAAAAAGGTAATTTATTTACCTTAGCTTACATGTTAGGTTATAGACCTAAAATAACTTCTGCAGCTATAGTGAATCTTGATGTATATCAACAATTACCTGCGGTTAGTCTTGGTGGTAGCAATGTAGCTCCTGACTTTACTTATGCAATGACTATAGAGCAGGGAATGCAAGTTAAATCAAATGTAAATAGCTCTGTAATATTTTATACTCCTCAAAAAGTTAATTTTGCATCATCTTCTTCTTTAGATCCGACTACAGTAGAAGTATATACAATAAATGGAAGTAATGTTCCTACATCTTATCTTCTAAAAAAGACTGTTCAAGCTTTATCAGGACAAACTAAAACTCAAACTTTTAGTTTTTCATCTCCACAAAGATTTGCAACCGTAAATATATCAGATAGTTCTATTATTACAATATTAGAAGCAAAAGATTCTGACGGTAATACTTGGTATGAAGTTCCTTACTTAGCTCAAGATTATATATTAAAGCCAGTACAAAATACTGCAGCTAACTATCCATCATTATATCAATTCCAGAATCAGGTTCCTTATATGATACAGAAGTTATCTGTGCCTAGAAGGTTCACATCTAGATTTAGAGCTGATGGTTCTTTAGAAATAGAATTTGGTCCTGGTATCAATTCAGTTGCCGATACAGCGGTACTTCCTAATCCTAATAATGTAAGTGTTGGTTTAACTGGTGGTGGACTTAGCACTCTATCTAGTTCATTTGATCCAACAAACTTTGTTACAACTCAAACATATGGATTAGCTCCAAAAAATACAAGTATATCATTTCAATATTTAGTGGGTGGCGGTGCTTCTGCAAATGCTTTAAGTAATCAATTAACTCAAATTGTATCTTATACAGTAACAGGAAATACAACCTATCAAAATACTATAGTAGTAAATAATGTAGATCCTGCTTCAGGAGGTGGCGACGGTGACACTGTAGATGAACTTAGAATGAATATTGCAGCAGAATTTCCTACTCAATATAGAGCAGTTACTCAAGAAGATTATTTGGCGAGAACTCTTAGTATGCCTCCTCAATATGGTAAAATATCAAAGGCATATATAACTAAAGATGACGCAACATTCAATAATTACATGCAAGGTGATTTTAGTCAAAAAGATCAAGTATTAGTTAGTCTTTATGTATTAGGTCTTGATGCTAATAATAATATAGCAGATCCTTCACCAGCGTTACTTCAAAATCTACAAACATATTTGTCAGATTATAGAATGATGACTGATGCCATTAATATTAAACCTGGTTATGTAATTAATATAGGCTGCAATTTTGAAATTATAATTAGACCTAATTACACTGGTCAAGATGTAATTGCTAGATGTATATTAACTTTACAAGACTTCTTTAATATAAACAATTGGCAAATAAATGAACCAATTATATTAGGAGATATATATTCTCTATTAGATGTAGTTGAAGGAGTTCAAACAGTAAAAGATGTAAAAATAGTAAATAA